AAATTGCTCTTTTGTGTACTCTCCTTGACCTATCAAACAGATACCGATGTACTGATTTCTACCTTTTGCGTGAGCACCAGTCCAATAGTGAGGACGACCAACTTCAACCGCTCCATCTTCGAGTATGACATAATGATAACCTATGCCATCAAAACCTCTCTCTTTGTGCCATCTGTGTATTGTTTCTGCATTGTCCCCTCTGTTTTGAGGGGAGTCGCTACAATGTATGACTGCTCCAGTTATTTTCATACCTTAAATCCTTGAAATAATTTTTCTAAAAATGCTCTTATTCCTCTTATCACAAACGACACTAAGTCTATCTTTCCAGAGTTCTCTTTCGTCTTTATAGTGTAGAGGTTATCTATGATAGAGTAAGTCTCTGCGATTATAAGAGCTGAGATTGCATAGTTTATATATGTTGCTAGTTTTGCATCCTGATTGATTCCAAGAGCCATAAAAGCAAGGACAATAGGAACTACTAAAATCAGCAGTTTAGAGAGAACTCCTGCAACTGCTCTTTCATATCTGATTCCATAACCCATAACGTATGCCTTGCACATGCCACTTAAAAAGTCTAAGATGAGTAAAATCCCAAGTATCATAAAGTCCTCAGCATCTATCTTTAAGTACGTTAAAAACGGTATCAAAGGAAGATACAAAAAGTTCAGTAAAAACGAGTGTTTAACTTCTGCCATAACTACCCTTCTTTCATCTTAAACATTTTCTCATCTTTTTCTTTACTCCCAACACTGCTACCAAAAAAGAAGTTAATGATAGATTGTCTCTCACCTAATAACTTTCCAATAACAACACCTATGATGTTTGAGGCAATCGCTATGAGAGTTGCTTGTTCTTGCATGAAGTAGACAAGAGATATGTTTATAATCGTAAGAAGTGCGATGATTGGTAGATTCATCTTTATAACTTGATCCGCAATCTTATCTGCTTGACTTGAATTGGTGCGATAAGTTTTGTGCCTAGTATCTTCTTTATGCTCGATATGACGATTTTGTTCTACAATCTGCTCTCTTAGGTGTTCGTTTTCAAGTTTAACCGCTTCGTTCTCTAACTCTTTGAGTTTTATAACTGCATCAGGGTTTGAGCTTAGATGAGATACAACACTAACAGGTGTTGCCTCTTCTTTCATTCCCAGCGCTTTACCTGCTGTTTTTGCTAATTCTATAACGCTATCAGTTCTACTCTTCTCTCCAGTAAAGAGATTTATTAGAGATGGTATCGCTGATGCTATTGCTAGTAATGGTAGTGCCATTTACAACTCCAATGCAGGAAGTTCTGCTATCATCTCTTCGATAGTTGGCATAGTTCTTATTCCTGCTTCAATCTTCGAGAACTCTGTATACATATGAGCATAAACCAAACTTCTCCATGCCCTAAAAGCTTGACCCTCTGTTTGAAACGATGCTACACTTGGCTCATCTGCATAAGTGACTGCTGTTTTAACATCATCATAGTTATACTCTCTTGCTTTAGCGTCTAAGTGTTCATCTACGGCTTTTACATAACTGCTTTGAACTGCTTTGTTATACTCCACTTCCTGCTCTGCTATTGCCTCAGCTAACTCACTCGCTGAAACTTCTATCTTGTTTTCCAGATAAACGTATTTATCTTCACTCATCACTACTGCACTTCCCATCATCGCACTTAGTATGTCTACTAATGGTTTCTTACTAACTTGCTCTTGCATATCTCATCTCCTGTTTAATGTTTTGTTTTAGGTTGTAACTGTCGGCACTTAAAAGGTGTCCGCCCCAAGAGGCTAGGAACATTTTTAACTGCTCAGTCTGTTTGGTGCGAACATAGTGTTTTACTTTTCTCTTTGCTCTCACAACGCTTGTTTTTCTTATTAGTTTGTAGTTTTGTGTAATTCTGTATCCTAAAAAGTTCAGAGGTTTAGAGATTGGGTTTATGTGCCATTTGGAAAACTTTAACTTTATAAAGATTCCACTAAACTTCTTTAAAACTTTTTGGTATCTGATTAACTCTTTTTTGGAGTTACTTAGTATGACCGTATCGTCCATATATCTAAAATAGTTCTTTACATGTAAACGAGTCTTTATAAATCTATCAAAAATATGTCCATATATGTTTGCGAACAATTGACTTAACAGATTTCCTATCGGTATGCCTAAGTCTTTGTTTATGAAAAGTTGAAGAACTTTCAAAACTCTTTTGTCGCTTATTTTCTTTTTGATTTGAGATATAAGAGTGCTTGGGTCTATTGAAGCAAAGTATTTGCTGAAGTCCATCTTTAAGTAGTAGACGTTTCCATTTTTACTAAGTTCTCTGATTCTTGCTTGTGTATCTTTGACACCTTTGTGAGTGCCACGCTCTTTTCTGCAAGCATACGAGAAACTGTAAAACATAGTTTCAAAGATAGGCTCTACAATAGTGTTGATTGCGTGTTGAACTACTCTATCACGAAATGGTAGAGAGTGAATGACTCTTCTTTTAGGCTCAAAGACTACAAAGCTACTATATTCTCCGTGTCTATATGTTCCATTTTTAAGTGAGCGTTGTAAAAGATAAAGATTTGTCTCTAGGTTCTCTTTGAACTTTAGATGAGCGACTGTGTATCTGTTACCACCTTTGAGAGCTTTTTTATACGCATCTCTAAGGTTGTCAATTTCAACAATCTTCTCAAACAAATTCTTATACCTTTTACCCACTTCTTTTCCTTTTTTTGCTATCTTCTGCTTTCACTTTCGCTACTCTCAGTTTTATAGACCTCTTAATGTATTCGCTTATCGCTGGACAAATCAGCTGACCATATCTACAAAGGTCGCACCGCTAGTGCCGTAACGACTAACGAGTGCAAATTCTTCCTTTTATCCTCACACGAGAAACGACAACCAATGTTCCAATTCGAATTCCAAACGTAGTTGTTCCAATTCGAATTGCGAGAACCTGCATTCACGCCATCTGTACGGTTGCCACCGAGTTTCACTGCTATCTCATCTGCCCTTATCTATCCAACTACCTAGTATTGCACCAACTTCTGAGAGTTTAATGCTTGCTACTTGGTGTTGTTTCTTACTTATGAGCTTTCTCTTTGGGTCTGCTAGAAACCTAAGGTAGTATCTGATACTCGCTAGGTTGCTATCACACTCATAGAGTCTGCTGATTTGCTTTGATTTCAAAGCTTTGTAAAAGAGTTCTACTTGTTCAAAAATTAGTAGTAAAACTCTCTCTTTGACTACTCCGTGCTTACGTTGAATGTTTTGAAGCACTGGGTAGATATAGTTTGCGAACTCATCATACTTTTCAACAATAACAAGTCCATTTGCACCTTTTACTTCCACCGTTCGTTTCCACTCACTCTACACAAGCTTCAAGTGGTCACACGAGAAACGACAACCAATGCTCCAACCCGAATTCCAAACGTAGTAGCTCCAAAGCGAACTGCGAGAACCTGCATACACGCCACCTGCACGGTAGCCACCGAGTGCCACTGCTACTGGGGAAGAAGCTGTTGCGTAAATTTGCCCTCTACCGTCTGCATTATCCATCCAAGTAAAGGCTGTAGTGCCATAGCCATTCATTAAATCTTTACCCCAAACATACTGTACGCCAGTAGCTTGTTCGATACCAAACTTTGATGTTAAGCGGTCATAGTGTTCTACTTTTCCTTGAACACTCTCTAAAGCTGAACAATCAGTTCCCTCTAAAACACCATAAGCGATAGTTGGAAACTCTTCGTAACTTATGAGACTTTTCCCATGAGACTTTGCGATTTCGCAGAGTTGAAACCAAGTTAGTTTTCCATAGTTTAGAGTTCCATCGCCACCATACATAAGTGGTATCTTTGGAATTGCACGACCATAAGAAGCAACACCACCTGCTATGGTTGCTCCTGCTCTGCTTGTTCCATTTACAATATGATCACTGTTTAACAAGTAGATGTCATACCACTTGCCGTTTACATAACCCATTCCCTCTGGACTACAAAGTGGTCTGAATTTTAAGTCCCAAAAACTGTAAGCATTGATACCACGAATTGCTACCATATCTGCCTCTGTTTTGTTACCAGTTGGTGCTTCTGCTGTGCCAACCAATCCATAATGAAAACCACCAATAAGCTTATCTGTTCCTTGGTTTGTAGTATCTGCGTAAAAACTACCATCTGCTTTGGCAAAGACTTTGTAGTCAGTTCCTGCAACTGGTGCATTTACGGTTACTGTGAAGTCACTGACAGTCTGAATGACTGTAGTTCCTACTTTTACTTTAAACCCTGCTGGTATCTTAAAACTTGCGTGTGTAAGTTTTTCAAACAAAACTACATCATTGTTTGGCTTTTCAAAAGCACTATTTATGATACCTTGGAACTTAGCGATGTTTGCAAATGTTTTATCTATTACACTCCCATCGTCCTCTATCCAACCAATTGTTATATCACTTGGTGTGTTTGAGCTAAAATCTTTTAAAAAATTAACTATTGCATTGCCATTGCTGACAAGTCTATCTACTGCTGTACTCATTTTATGCTACTCCTTCTATTTTTAAATTATTTGCTACTAAATTTTGTTTCCACATCATATCTCCAAGTGTTGCAGTTTGTTCGTCCATATCGGTTTGAATTTTTAGAGACGACCAAGAGCTTTGAAGTGATGTTGAGCTATCGTCTAGTGAGGCATTTGCCACGTTATAGCTATATGTTGTGCCATCCGTGAAAGTGATTGTATATGTATCTACATTTCCGCTCGTTGCAGTTTTTTGAATACCGACTATTGCGTTTCCATCTGCTCCTGTATCTCCCTTTTCTCCCTTTCCAAAAGGTATGCCTGTACTCCACTCTCCAACTACATCACTTGTCTTGAAATAGATATTTCCCTCATCTATCGCCAAAAATGAGAAGTTTTTTGGTCTATCATCATAGATACTTCTTCCGCTTAGGTTATCAATAGAGTTTACTTGAAAAGGCTCTCCCTTATCTCCTTTTGCTCCCTCAGGAACAACGATAACTATCTCACTACTACTTGGATTGAAAGTAGCACTTGCAGGAGCTGTGCTTGAGCCACTTATGGCTCTTGCTGTTACATTGTGAATTGAGTCTCTTATGTTACTCACTTCAACAAGCTTATTTGAAACAATCGCAGCATTATCATCTACAAGTAGAATTTCATCTAAGTTTGTGTGCAACTCTATGAGTTTTGTCAAATCAGTATGAAGTGCTATAAGTTCTGAAATGTTACTTTGAAGTTCTAAAAACTCATCAACTCTACTTGAAAGAACAATGATACTATCGATATCATTTCCAAGAGCGATGATATCTCCAATTCTGTTTGCTAAGGTTTGAAGTGAGCTTGTTGTTTTTGCCCAAAAGTAGTTAGGGTTTGTTTCAACAGCACTCCCTCCGCCATAAACACTCAAAGTGACTCTATCTATGTTACAAGCTTTTCCATCTCTATCTCTTATGCGAAGTAGTGTCGGCAAATCTAGTATAGTTTGATTTATAACGTCTATCTCGTAATTGACAATTTTGTTATTTGCATCAGGCTCATTTAGGTTAAAACTATCAATTCCCTCAATAATATAATTATAAAGAGCAGTATAGCTTGTAACTTCCTCGGTCACTCCCTCTCTTTGAAATGGTATGTCAACAACAATCCCATTGTTTAGAGTCAATACCGCTTTAGAGTAAGAAACCTCTTCGGTTAGGTGTGTGTTGTTTAGGGCTAAATCAATATCTATTTTTCTATTGCCAAGATAGTTCCCTTTTTTAAAGTCCTCAGCAATCTGAGAAATATCCATCTCAGCAAGTTTTGAAAACTCGGCTACAATATCTTCGTTAAAAAGGTCACTTGCTTCTTGTATGGCAAACAACTTATCCGCCACATCATTTATTTTTTGAATAAAGCTACTCATCTATAATCTCCTCTTGTGCTAAATACTCATCCATTTTTCTGACAACATCTATCGTTGCTACTCCATCTTCATAAACTTCATCTGCATAGAAAATATACATATCAGCAAGGGACTGTTCAACTGAACTAAAGCGAGGAATTTCCCCAGTGAAAAAAAGATTTAATTTTTCTTTGAATCTGCTATCTAATACGCCATTTTTAACTATGCCCTCGTAACAACCCATTTTCATAAGACTTGTAAGTTCGTGGGGTTTTGTGTTTTCAGAAACAGGAACTCTAAAGGTAAAAGCGAGACCATTAAGAAGTGTGAGTTCATAGTAGCTTTCAAACTGTATCTTTTCATTTTCAAGAAGTTCTATCTGTAAGGAGGAGTCACCACATGTAATATTTTCGTCTAAAGAGAAAATACTATTTGAAGGAACACCTACGCTATTGCATAGATGTATAGTTACTATCTCACCAGCACTTAACCCTAAACTCTCTAATTTTGCATAGACTTGTCTCACTTGCTCACCTTTAAAGATATAAAAGACAAGTTTAACAAATACAAAACGGTTAAGGGTGTATCCTAAATGCTATTTTTATATTCTCCACGATTGGTTATTTCGCATATTCGGTCTTCTAGTGTTTACTGTTACGACTTTTTGTCTGTTTGTTTTTGGTCTAACAAAATCATTCACTACTACATTTGCTATTGTTTCAGCACAATCATCTTGTTTTGAGTCTTTTTCAGGATGAAATGCTTTATACTCTGTTTTAACTTGTTCACTGCCTACTGCACCAGCAACAAATCGTATCTGACCATTTTTCAAATAAGTAACACTCTGGTCTATTTTTTGATTTTTACTTATCTTTGTTTTCGGATTAAAGAGAATTATTTTGTTAGATATTATAGGCTTACCTGCTTTTTTAAGCTCGTAGTTTACTTTTGCTATCTCTTTTTTCAAATACTGCTCTGTAATGATTCCGCCGCCACTACTCTCCATAAAAACAGGACAAGGATACGCTATCATAGTTTCAATAATCTGTTTTATAAAAACTTCATTACTCCACTTTCCATACCAAGTACCATAGATATTAAAAAGTTCTATCTTCTCTTTATTTAGACAAACTCCTACTACACTTATAGCTCTATTGTCAGAAGTCTCTTTTGTAGATTGCGCAGGGTCAATAGATATACACTTAGTATCTTCTTCAAGCTCCCAAGTAGCAACTTCTCTAAAGTCATTCTCAGAAACATATCCAGTCTCTATCTTTCGTGGGTCTTGCATATACTGAGAGTACCAATCCTCTTTCATCACTCTTTTTTGCATCTCTAGTTTTTCTAAACTCTCGAAATGAGAGTTCAATGGCTCATAAGCTGGTCTTTCATAATGGTAATCAAAAAAATCATATACTGTATCTTCTCGCTCAAAACCAGTAAGATTCAGATGAGTCCATATCCCCTCTTCTTCCTCCAAAAGATACCCAACCAAATCATCTTCATGCAGTCTCTGCATTATCACGATAATAGCACTATTGGGGTCATCTTTTCTCAATCTTGAAGTTATAGAACCTTTGTAAAAGTTTTTAACCATTTCACGAGTAGAACGCATATTTTTTTCTATGGCTTTCATCGGGTCATCTATAATCACAAAGTTACCGTGAAATCCAGTTATACCCCCTCCAACAGTTGTAGAGTACATACCGCCCTTGCTTTCTAAGTACCACTCTTTATCCGCTGTCTTTCTGCCAAGCTCTACACCGCTAAATACTTTTTTATATGCAGGACTCTTTATCAAATCTTTCACTTCAGCAGGTGTCTTGGTTGCCAGATCATCACTATATGAGGTGTATATAAATCTCTTTTTAGGCGTATTTCCAATAACCCAAGAGGTAAACAGCCTAACTGCAAACTCTGTTTTTCCATAAGCAGGAGGTATGTTTATAATGAGCCTAGTTATCTCTCCACGAGCAACTTTCATCAAGGCGTTGCAAAGCAAAGAGTGATACCAGCTCTCTAAAAGAGTCGTTTCATACTCCTCTTCAAAGATATATCTAGCATAATGAAGTAAGTCTCTTCTTGCAAGTTCAAGCCTTGCAGGTTCTGCTTTTCTTTTCGCTCTCTCTATCTCAAGTGCTGTCATGTATTAATAAAACTCAAAACATTGTACAGGTGATTCTCTTCACTTTTTCTATCTTCATCGACACTATGCAAAGTAAAATAAATAGGTTCTTTTTGAACAAATGGGTCATATATAAAACCTTGCTTATAATCTTTTCCCTCTTTGCTTTTCATATTGTTTATATGCCCCATACATACTTTAGGTAGCCCCTCTCCTCTGTTGTTGATGTTATACCAAATACTATAATCAGGCAGTTTTTCACACCCTTTTTTGATTTCATCTAGCTTACCAGTAGGGTACTTCATCTTGTTTAAATCTAAAGTAAACTTTTTTTTCACTGTTATAGTTCGTATATCTAACACTAGCTGGGGGTATTTTTTACCCTCTTTTTCATAAAATCCTTTTAAGACTCTTCCCATTATTGTCATTGTTTGCTCCTTTAAAGTGTTGGCAAGTTAAGTGTTTTTGGTATATCATCCATAGATGGTGGATTATCTATCGTCTCATCATAATAAACAACTTCTATCGGTATCTTTGGCTTTCTATAATTATCCATAGCACCATCAGGCTCACCTTTATCATTGACTTTTATTCTGTAAAAATCTGAAGTGCTAGGCATAAACATCAAGTGTTGCTTAGGGTGTTTTCTTGTATCTTTATTTTTATTCCAAATAACTGTACGCTGTTCATCTAGTGGGTCTTTATTTGTTTTAACTACATGAAACCATACATAAGCCTCATGGTCTGCGTTCATACTGCCCTTAACACTTATGTTGCTTGACTTTAAGTCCTCTTTTGAACTCTGCACAATTATGATTATTGGGAGTTTAAGCTCTTTAGAGAGCTTTCCAAACTTAGAAAACATCTCTGATATTCTCTTCTCGTCAGTCTTTAAGTCAGGATTATTGTTTGTAAGTCTCATCATACTGTCAAGAGCAACAAGCTTTATGCCATTGAGTTTGTGCTGAAATCGTATCTCAGCTATAACTGTATCTACATCGTAGATACTATCAAAAGTAAAAATATTGTCGATATTACCACTAAAATATCCATCTTCTTCCATCTCCTCTATTGTTTCATCATATAAATCTTCTCCAAACTCTAAAGAACCAAACATAACAGGGTGGTCTTTACTAACATTCTCTATAATTCTAGTAAGTATAAAAGTTTTTCCACTTTGCTTTAGCCCACTTATGAAAAATAAACCCTCATTTCTTATACCTGAATTATTGTGTTTATCGGTTAGTACAGTATCAATAAAAGGAATATGTGTTTTTATTCTTTGGGCTGGTGGTTTTTGTTTTCTATTTTCTCTTACTTTTCTTAAGCTCTTAGTATGTCCTCTACTGCTTAAAAAATCAAAATCATTTAATGTATTTTGCACCATCTGGGTTATGGCTTCAGGATTATCTTTGTTATTTGTCATAGATTTTATTTCATTACTGAGTTTTTCTAAGACTCTTTGGTGATATTTTTCCTTTAATCCCTCTATATGAGCTAACGCTATACTTTGGGGTACTTGCTTTTGAGTAACTATATCAAGTAAAATCTCATCAGCATTTTGCATATTAGCTTTTTGAAGATGTTGAAGTATAACAGTATCATCAAAAGCTCTGCCAGCCTTATAACATATATCTATCACTCCAAAAACTATCTTTTCTCTTTCATCTTCAAACCACTCTTTGCTTATCCCTGTACCCATGAGTCTATCAAGACTTAACTCTTTATATTCATTTGCCCCTAGTATGGAGTTTAAAACGATTGAACTACTCATCACTAAGCCCCATATCATTCATGCAATGCTTTTCTAGCCACTTGTTTATAAGATTTATATCATATAAAACAAAGCCCCCTACCTTGGAGTAAGGTATCTTCTTCTCTTTTCTCATTGTTGATTGAACATTTTCACTTATTCCAAACTGCTCTCTAAAAACTTTTGGATTAATCCATCTTTGATTCTCATTCATTAGTAAAATCCTATTGCTAAATCGCCTAGCATTGTTGAGTGAACTACATTTTTAGGATCTCGTAGTTCAATTAAAAAAGGTTGAAACTCTTGAAAAAGTCTCTGCTTAGTCTTACAAAGCTTTATATAATAATTTCCCCTCAACTCCATATATTCAAAAAAACAAGTATTTGTTTTCTCCATAAACTTAATGCGTCTTATCAAAAGTCTTTTATCTACGCTCAAGTGATTAGCCAACTCCCCAAGCAACACATAGTCACTCAAATCAGTCAGTCTCTCGTGAGCTTTTTCACAAAGTACATTTTTATATATATATGCACTATGACGAATAATCACTATTTTGTCAGCATGTTTACGCCTTATATCTTCTGAGCTATATGACAAACTCACTTCATCAATCTCTTTTAACAAAAACACATCATCTAGTAGTCTAATCACAGTAACCCCTGTCCATTGTTTGAAAAATAATCACTTTTTTTAAAATCGCCACCATTTGAGTTACTTCTCCCCCTAAACTCCTTGTGTTTACGACACCAGCTTTTAAAGCCAGCGCCCCAATCTTTAAAAAGAGTGCCTTTAGAGCTATGCCAATCAATAAAATAACCAACCTCTTCCAAATCAATCTTCTCTTTTTCAGCATAAACCTGACAAGCTAATCGTAAATTTTCCTTATATAATGTTGATAAATTAATATATTCACTCTTCTTCTTAAGATTAAAAGTAAACTTGCCATCTTCTTTTTCTTTCTCTGGGGAAATTTCTTTCTTCTTACTCTTTTTATTTTCGCCGACATTTGTGTTTGTTTTTTCACTAACCCACTCTTTGCCCTTAGCAGTTAAACGATAAGCTGGTCGTGTCTTTTTTTGGATAGATTCTATTAGCTTTTTATCTTCAAGCTCTTTTATATACTTAGATATAGTCGTAACGCTAGAACCAAGGCAAGGTAACTCTTCGTGCATCTTAGTTCTGTACAAAATATAGTACACCTCTCCATCATCTGTTGTTACCGCCGTAGCCCAAGTTGCTAAATCAACCATTTTTGCAAATAAAGCACAAGCTTTAAAAGTAAGATTCCATTCCATCATCTTCTTTTGATTTATTAAAATTGAATAAGTCACTAAAATACCCTTAAATACTAGTATTTTACGCTCTTTTATGGTAAAATATATAGTATACAATATAAAACATACGCTGAATTGTATATCAAATGTTCTTAAATGTTCCTAAAAGGAGGCAATATAATGACAAATTTATCGGATAGATTAAAAGCTGTACGCTCTAAACTTGGTATAAAACAATCTCAATTAGCCCAGTTGATGGGTGCAGGAGAGGCTACAATAAAGGCAATGGAGCAAGGTAGAACAAAGACTATTAAAGCTAGATATGCAATCAATATAGAGGAAAAACTGAAGATAAGTAGAGCGTGGCTTGAATCAGGAGAGGGTGATATGTTTAAAACAGATTATGACACACTACTTAGTAGCATAGCCAAAATAGACTCTGCTCTCAGTGGTAATTCTGTTACACTCCCATATTATGAAGATATCAGAGATACAAACTACATAGCCAACATTTCAATGCCTATAAGCATCATAAATAACCCAAGCAAAGAGTTATTAGCCGTAAAGATAAATGATGATTCTATGGAGGGAACTATCAGGCGTGGGGACATGATATTTATAAATATGGACGATACAGAGCTTGTAAGTGGAAAAATCTATAAAGTGCAGCTAAACGATGAGCTTATGATAAAACGCATATATAAGTCTGCTAAGGCAAATCAATTCCTGCTTAAATCAGACAATCCAATATATCCTGAACTGACTGTAAATATTTCAAATTTTACAGTTTTTGGAAGAGTCGTAGCAACGATGAATATGAAACTTCTCTAATAAAAAGAGATATATAAAGAGAAAAAGGATTTGGTACTCTAATAGGTTGTTATCTTATTATGACCAGTTTCTCGTCGACCCTCGACCAATAACTCAACTAGACACGACCAGTTTCTCGTCGTCTAAAGTTGAGTCGCCGACATTTGTAAAATTTTTTATATTCATAGGTCAAATACCGCATTAGTACTATCAGAGATGGTGGGTTGGGGAACTACCCCACCCCTGCGTATCTCAGATTGAAAAACCACTTTTTTACCACTAGACTACAAGAACAGATGATACACTTCATTACACCACCAAAACCAACAACCTTAAGCCATATTCCTTTAAAAACCACTCTCAACCTTAAAAAATACTCCAAACTTAAACAATCCCCTCTCAAACTTAAACAAAATGATTTAAAATAGATATATTAATACATTTTGCACCAAAACCCCCAAATCTAAAAAACCCCAATCCGAACACCGAAACTTCCGAAACCATTCAAAAAAAAAGAACTCACTCCCCAATCTCCTCCGAAAACAGAGTGATTTTGACTCAAAAGTAAACTTCCAAAGCTTATCTATTAAAAGTTAAACCAAATTATCATCAAATAAAAGAAATTATCGAAATACTCTCAAAAACTTGAAAAAAATTTTACAAATGTCGGCGATTTGGTGGGTGTGGTGAAAAGTGCGGGCGGCGGTGAGTTGGGCGGTTTCGTGCTGTTTTGGGTGGTTTTGGTGTTAAAAAGGTTGTCTAGGAAGCTCTACAAGGCATTTTATGAGTGTTAGAGGTACATAGACAAG